AAAGACTGTTTTTATTGGGGAGAAGTAAAACGTATTCCTCTTACAGAGTTATATAAAATAAAGCCTGACCTTACAGATGAAGATATCAAGGAGATACGAGAGTATGCTGCTGCATGGTATAACTATTACCCTACTATTAGACAATACGAAGGAGATTTATTTGATAAAGATGCTGTTACTCTCTTATATTTTAATTACAAGACTACTAAAAAGATTGTCCATAAAAAGAAACGATTATCCACGGGTGGCGATAAGGTTATTAGAAAAAATGGAGAGTTTAATCCAGATAGCGACCACGATGGGCGTTTTGAGAAGCTGGAGAAAAGAATAGACGTATGGTATGAGGGCGTTATGGTAATGGGTAGCAACTACCTTTTAAAATGGTCTCTTTCGAAAAATATGGTACGACCTAAATCTGCTTCTCAGCAGGCTATGCCAAACTATATTGCCGTGGCCCCTAGAATGTATAAGGGCGTTATTGAATCTCTCGTTAGAAGGATGACTACTTTTGCTGACCTCATACAGATAACGCATTTAAAGTTACAGCAGGTAATAGCACGTATGGTTCCTGATGGCGTATTTATTGATGCCGATGGGCTCAATGAGGTAGACCTCGGTAATGGCGGCGCTTATAACCCTGAAGATGCGTTGAGGCTTTATTTCCAAACGGGTAGTGTTATTGGCAGAAGCTTCACCCAAGATGGAGAGTTTAACCACGCAAGAGTTCCTATCCAAGAGCTAAACT